AACAGTTGAAGAAGATATTAAATCATGGGCGATAGATCATGTTGAAAAGCATGGGGATAAATTCCCTATCTGTCCATACGCAAAAAAGGCACGACTTGAAAACCAAGTCAAAATCGTCATCGTAGACAAATGTGATGAGTTTTTGGAACGTGTTTGTGAAGAAGCAGGGGGTTTGTTTCAAAATCGCTTAAAATTGATTATTCTGGCGTGTTCTGAGATGGAGATAACCCCCGATACTCTGAACGACTACATTCATGCTCTAAACCACGTTTATGTGCCTTTAAACACCTATCTAATGGCATCGTACCCTGAAGATGAACAAGAAGAATTCATGGAGGGTGATTGGGAGCCAGACAACGAATTCTTTATGGTACTTATCCAGCCATTTAAAGAACTAGAGGATGCGTCAGCTCATCTAGAGAAAATTGGATATTATAACAACTGGAGTCAGGAATACTACACTGACACCGTACTTAAACGACAATCATATAGGAGGATATATGGCAAGAGGAATGAAAAAACGCTCAAAAAAGAAACCTATGAAAAAAGGCACAAAGAAAGCAAACAAAAAGACCAATAAGAAGAAAAAAGGTCTTTTAATAATGATGGGCTAATGGCTAAAAAGAAAGCAATCCCAACGAATAAAGCCTTGTACTCACGTGTCAAGGCAGAAGCAAAGCGAAAGTTCAAGGTCTATCCTTCAGCTTACGCAAACGCATGGCTTGTTCGCACATACAAAAAACGTGGTGGCGGTTATAGGACTGCGTAATGGCTAAACCAACAGGGGGATTGACTGCATGGTTTGGCAAAGGACCAAAAGGGGATTGGGTTGACATAGGAGCACCGAAGAAAAAAGGTAAGTTCCAAAAGTGTGGGCGTAAATCTGCGACTGGTTCAAAACGAAAATACCCAAAATGCGTGCCAAGATCAAAGGCAAAGAGCATGACAGCATCACAAATACGTTCTGCTGTATCAAGAAAACGATCAAAAGCACAAGGAGTAGGCGGTAAACCGACTAATGTTGCAACTTTTGTAAGGAAAAAACGAAATGCCAAGAAAACTAAGTAAAAAACAAATGAAAATAGCTCGTATTGCCGAGCCAAGAGACAAAATTACTGCTGCTGACTTTAAAAAACTTCGTAATCCGAAGAAAATGCAGGAGAAAAAACGAAAGTTTATGGTTTAATGTCCATAAATTATCGTGGAGAACGATTTTCAGGCTACAATAAACCAAAAAGAACACCTGGAAAGTCTAAAAAGTTCGCTGTACTTGCAAAACAAGGCAAACAGGTCAAATTAATACGTTATGGAGACCCAAATCTTTCCATAAAAAAATCACAACCCAAAAGACGCAAATCTTTTAGGGCAAGACATAGGTGTGATACTGCACCGCCATCAAAATTAACAGCAAGATACTGGTCTTGCAAAAATTGGTAACATGAATCAAAAAGAACTCGTAAGAATTGTAAGACAGTTACAAAGACAAGCACGTTTAAGACAACCTCGTAGAAAAAATGTATTCTTTGACCAAAAAGGGGTTTTAGGTAAAGGCGTACAAAAAAAATACTCAACCGCAGCAATCGGTGATATAATGAAAAAAATTTATGGACAAAGGAGAAAAGCATGAAATATTTTAATCAATTCGTAGAATGGCTACAAAGCTATGAGATGTGGGATAAAAAAGACTACATCATGGCAGTTGTTGGCATAATCATTGTACTCTCACTAATCGTATCGTTTTTCTAATGGCAGCAGGAGGCAGAAGACCAGGAGCAGGTAGACCTAGAGGTGTCACCGCAGGAACAAAACACGCAAGACTTGAAAAGATGCTAGGCAAAGGTTCTAAAACACCTTTAGAATATATGCTGAACATCTTGAACGACAAAAAAACATCCCCTGAAAAAAAGATGTGGGCTGCTGAGAAAGCTGCACCATTTGTTCATCCACGATTAGCTTCTGTTGACCAAAAAGTACAAGGGGATAAAGACGAACCACTAGAGATTGAAGTAAAATGGAAGGAATAGTTTGAAGATTGAAATACCTTACAAACCACGACCATTACAAAAAGAATTACATAACAAACTAAAAAGATTTAACGTAATCTGTTGTCATCGTAGGTTTGGTAAAACAGTTTTTGCAATAAATCATTTAATCAAAACAGCCTTGAGTAAAAAAAATTCAAGGCTAGCATATATTGCACCCACGTATCGACAAGGAAAGAACGTGGCATTTGACTACCTCAAAGAGTACACACAACCTTTGATGAAACTCGGTGGTAGTAGACATGAAACAGAATTAAAAATTGATCTGTGGAATGGTTCACGCATACAAATATTTGGAGCAGATAACCCAGATGCACTTCGAGGTCTAGGCTTTGATGGTGTAGTGTTAGATGAGTTTGCTTTGATGTCACCTAGAACATGGACTGAGGTTGTAAGACCTGCGGTATCAGACAAACTAGGATATGTGATATTCATTGGTACACCGATGGGTCACAATCAGTTCTGGGATGTGTATGACCTTGCAAGAAGACGAGGCGGTGATTGGAAAGCAGTATTGTATCGTGCATCAGAGACAGGCGTTATTGATGCTGATGAGCTTGAAGAAGCACGTTACACAATGCCTGAAGATCAATACGAACAAGAGTTTGAATGTAGTTTCCAAGCTGCTGTATCTGGTGCTTACTACGGTAAGCAAATACAGAAAGCTGAGAAAGAAAATCGAATAGTAGATGTCGAATACGATCAAAACGTAGATGTAGAAACATGGTGGGATTTAGGGATCGGTGATTCCACTGCCATTTGGTTTGCTCAGAGGATTGGAAACGAAATACATTTGATTGACTACTATGAAACATCAGGTGAAAGTCTTGCACATTATGCGAATGTGTTAGAAGAGAAAGCCTATAATTATGGTAGACATATCGCACCACACGACATTGTGGCACGTGAACTTGGCACTGGTAAATCCAGATTAGAAGTTGCACAAGAGTTAGGCATTAATTTTGATATTTGTCCTAAATTAGAAATACAACATGGCATCGAGTCTGTAAGAAACACACTTGACCAATGTTGGTTTGATAAGAACAGATGTAAAAATGGTATTGAGTGTTTGCGTCAGTACCGAAAAGATTTCGATGATAAAATGCAAACATTTAAAAACAAACCATTGCACGACTGGTCATCGCATGGAGCAGACGCATTTCGTTACGGATGTGCGATTGATCCTGCAACCGCTAGTCAGTGGACAACAGAAATAAATATTGATACAAGGTATATAGTATAATGGCAAAAGGAAAACCTTTAACAGAACCAGAAGTAGCTGCGGTACTGCAAGCAGAAATTTACGCATCACTTGGTTACATTGGTTCGGATATAACGACACAAAGACAAAAATCACTTGAATATTATTTTGGTGAACCGTTTGGAAACGAACAAGAAGGCAGATCACAAGTTGTTTCAACTGACGTAAGTGATGTTGTTGAAAGTATTTTACCAACATTACTAAGAACATTTGCAGCTAGTGATGATGTGGTAAGGTGTGATCCTGTATCAGCAGAAGATGAAGAGGTTGCAAAACAAGCAACTGATTATCTTAATTATGTTTTTAACAAAGACAACGATGGTTTTGTTTCACTATACACACTATTTAAAGATGCACTGATACAAAAAAATGGTATCGCAAAAATCTATTGGGATACATCTGAAAAACAAGAACAAGAAACTTACGAAAAATTAAGTGACGATGAATACACAATGTTGCTTGATGAGCCTGGTGTTGAAGTAAAAGAACACACAGAGTACATGGATGAGTTTGCAGAAGAGCAAAAAGAAAAACTCAAAGAACAAACTCAAGACCCAATGTTGTTACAACAAATAGATGATGCACCTGCTGCAAACCTACATGATGTTGTCATAACAAGAACAGAAGAGTATGGTAAAGTAAAAATAGAAGCTATACCACCTGAAGAATTTTTAATTGAGAGAAGAGCAAAAAGTATTGAAGATGCAAACTTTGTTGCACACAGAACTACACAAACTAGAACACAGTTGATCGAAGCTGGTTTTGATGTAGACATTATCGACAGACTACCAACAGACACTGCTGATAAATACAACGAAGAAAAAATTACACGTTACAGAAACCTTGACTATGATTACGAAAGTAACGCAGGTGAAGGATCAACAGACGAGATTACAGTATTTGAGTGCTACGCAAAGATAGATGAAGAAGGTGATGGCATTGCAAAACTAAGAAAAATTACAATGGCAGGTATTGGTGGCTATGTAATTCTTGATGATGTTTTGTGTGACAGTGTACCTTTTGTATCTGTAACACCTATCATGGTTCCACACAGATTCTTTGGTAGATCAGTTTCAGAAATGACTGAGGACTTACAACTTATCAAGTCTACAGTTATGAGACAGTTGTTAGATAATATGTATCTAACAAACAACAACAGAGTTGCAGTTATGGATGGTCAAGTAAACCTTGATGATCTTTTAACTAACAGACCTGGTGGTGTTGTAAGGACTAAGGGAGCACCTGGTCAAGTTATGATGCCAATGCAAACACAAACAATTAACCAACAAGCATTTCCGTTGCTTGAATATCTTGACACTGTAAGAGAACAACGCACAGGTATCACAAGATACTCACAAGGCATGGATGCCGACTCACTAAACAAAACAGCTACTGGTGTTAATGTAATTTTAACACAAGCACAAATGAGAGTTGAGTTGATTGCACGTATATTTGCAGAGACAGGTGTAAAGGATATGTTCCACAAGATGTTTGAACTTGTTGTCAAACACCAAGACAAAGAACGTATCATTAAAATTAGAAATAAATTTGTTCCATTTAGACCTATGGAGTGGCGTAACAGATGTAATGTTACAATCAACGTAGGACTAGGCACAGGATCAAGAGACCAACAACTTGCAATCTTAAATAATATTTTGCAAACACAGTTGAAAGCATTAGAGCTGCAAGGCACTTCTGCTGGTCCAATGGTCAATCTTAGAAATATTTACAATACACTTTCAAAGATTGTAGAAAATGCTGGTTTGAAAAGCACTGGTCTGTTCTTTACAGATCCAGATGTGGGTATGCAATCAATGCCACCACCACAACCACCTCAACCTACAGAGTTTGAAAAAGTATCACAGCTTCAAGTTCAAGGTGAGAACTACAGAAAACAAATTGATAGCGAATTAAGAATAAAACAATTAGAAAAAGATTATCAGGAAATGATACTGAAGTTTGAAACACGTATCAAAGAACTTGAGTTACAATACGGTACAAGAATTAACGAGGCTGAAATAAGAAGAGACGCTATGCTTGCAAAAGAAGATTTAGTTCAACAAGGTAAGTTACGAGAACAAGCACAAAAAGTTGTTGATCGTCAACTTGACCAAACGCAACAAATCATACAAAATGTAAGAAATGGACAAGAGCAAACTAACGAGTGAGGTATCAAGAGGAGAAAAAGCAAAACTTCTACTTGAAGAACCAATAATCAAAGAAGCCTTTGAAACACTAAAATCAGAGTTTCAAGGTGCAATCATCAATACAAAACACAATGAAGATGAAGCTCGTAAAGCATTGTGGCAAGCCTACCACATCACAGATAGAGTAGAAAACCATCTCCGTACAGTAATGGAGACTGGCAAACTAGCAGCCACACAATTAAATCAGCTAAAAAAGAATTCGGCTTAAATCGAATACACCAACCCATAAGGGAGTGTAACATTTAAAAGGAGGTCGGTATGGCAGATCGCCAACCAACAAACGTAATCGAAGCAGGAAATATAATCAAAGGTCTGATGACTGGAGAAACATCTGAAGAGGTTACACCTGTAGAGGAAGCAGTAGCAGAACCTACAGTAGAACAAACAGAAGAAACAGAAACTCAAGAAGAAGTTTCTAGTGAAGAAACTGTAAACCCAAGCGATGTTCCTTATATGAAAACAGAAGAGGAACAAAGCGAACTATCTGAGTCGGAAGATATACAAGAAAACTCTGAGGAGCCTATTTACACCGTAACCATTGATGGTACGAATTACGAGGTGACCCAAGATGAGTTAATTCAAGGGTATCAACGGAACGCAGATTACACAAGAAAGACACAAGAACTAGCTGCTGAAAAAGCACAGTCTAGTGATTTTGTCGAAAGATCAAAAAAAGACGTAGAAGCTAAACTTGCAAAGCTAGACCAATTAAATCAAGCTGCACAAGCACAACTACAACAAGAGTACGCACAGGTTGACTTTGAAAAACTTTACGAAGAAGACCCTGTTGAAGCTGCAAGACTCGAGCATAAAATGCGAAAGAAAAACGAACAGTTACAACAAGTGCAACAACAAACTCAACAATTACAAATGGAAGAGTTCAACAAGTACCTTGAAGAGCAACAAAAACAATTAAGTATCAAACTTCCTGAATTGAATCATCCTGACAAGGGTTCTCAATTCAAGAAACAAATGAGAGATTATTTATCTTCTCAAGGTTTTAATGCACAGGAAATTGATTCTGTTTATGACCATAGATATGTGATGTTAGTTCGAGATGCGATGGCTTATCGTAATCTACAAAAAGCTAAACCACAGATTAAAAAGAAAGCGGTCAATGCTCCAAAAGTAGTTAAAAGTGGTGTATCAAAATCAAAAGGTCAACAAGCGGCAGAGGCAAAACGTCAACAACTCTCAAGACTGAAGAAGACTGGTAAAGTTGCTGATGCAGCCAAAATCTTCCGAAGTCTCGTATAACTTAAAGGAGGAGCCAAATGGCACAACCAACTAACTTGTACGACACGTATGATACTACTGGTATTCGAGAGGACTTGGTAGATGTAATCTATAACATTAGTCCAGAAGATACTCCAATTTTATCTGCGATACCTCGTACAACCGCAAAATCAACAAAGCATGAATGGCAATTAGATGCACTTGCAACACCTGCTGCTAACTCAGTTATCGAAGGTGACGATGCAACTATTGATGCTATGACTGCAACAACGAGAGCATTTAACTTCACTCAAATATCTGACAAAGTAATCGCTGTGTCAGGTACACAAGGTGCTGTTGATGCTGCTGGTAGAGCTGACGAAATGGCATACCAGGTCGCAAAAAAATCAAAAGAACTAAAGAAAGACATGGAATTTGTCCTTATTAAAGGTCAAGTACAAGCTGTCGGTTCTGCAACTGCTGCTAGAGCATTAGGATCTATTCCTACATGGATTGCTACTAACGGTGATGCAGGTACTGGTGGAGCACTTTCTACTGGTTCTGGAACAGACTTACCCAACTCTGGTACTGACAGAGACCTTACTGAGACAATCCTAAAGACTGTTATCAAAGAGGTTTATGAGTCAGGTGGAGAAATGGATATGCTTGTTGTACCACCGAGTATTAAACAAACTGTATCTGGGTTTAACGCCAACACAACAAGGTTTGGTCAAGCTGAAAACAGAGTAGAGTACGCAGCTATTGATGTTTACTCATCCGATTTCGGTGACCTACAGGTCGTACCAAACAGAGTAATGGCAGTAACAAGTGAGAGTAATGCTTTCCTTATCCAAAGAGATATGATGGCAACTGCTTACCTAAGAGATTTCCAAGTTCAGGATCTAGCAAAAACTGGTGATTCTGAGAAGAAACAACTCTTAGCAGAGTACACACTTGAAGTCAGAAACGAAGCCGCACACGGCATTCTTTTAGACGTAAACCAATAATCTAAGTGAGGGAGCTTCGGCTCCCTCTTTAGAATCATTCTAAGGAACATTATGTATTATAAATTAACAGGAACCGTACAGAAGGTAGACTACACAGCTAGTGCTGCAAACAGTTCTGCAATTTCAGATCAGGTTAGGTATGTAAGATTATATGCCACTACTGATTGTCATATTACAATTAGCAAACCTGCTGTGACTGCAACAGCATCTTCAACACCTTTGGCTGCAAAAGATTTTGAATATTTCAAAGTAGCACCAGGTAACATTATATCTGTAATAAGAAACTCTGGTAATGGTTCATTATTTATTTCAGAACTATCGGAGTAATTATGACTGATTATAAAGCACCTACTACATTTAAAGTTGGATCAACACAAACAGTGGCTGTTGGCAGTTCATCTGCTGCTACCTCTAATGCATTTGATTCACAAACAAGAGAAATAAGAATCGTTACAACTGTTGATGCTTATGTAGAAATGAACGCAACTTCACCTACTGCAACGTCATCAAGTTTAATTGTACCTGCGTTCACACCAGAATATTTTAGAGTTGCACCTGCTACAAAAGTAGCTGTGTTAAGAGTGGGATCTACAGACGGAACTGCAAGGGTATCTGAATTAACACAATGACCATTGCTACAAGATTTTCGCATAGAGGACAAGATAGATATAGAGATAGACGTACTGATACACCAAACGATAATTTAAAATTAGAAGACGGTACGTACTTGCTCATACAGGCAGGAGATAATATAAAACTAGAACAAGCAGTCGGTACTGTATTTAGTGGCAGACCGATACCTAACTAATGGCACGTAAAGCTAAGAGTTACATAGCCCACGAACCAGGACCAAAGAAAAGAACTTCTATTGGTCAAAGTGTAAGGTCAAGACCTAAGAACAAACACAAACGTAGAAACTTTAAAAGATACAGAGGTCAAGGCAAATGACTTTTAAAGAACTCGTAGATTTTTTAAAAAAGAAAGAAAAACAAACCAAAAAGAAAAAAAGGGTAAAAAATGGCAGATAGCAAGATTAGTGATTTGACAGCATTGTCTACACCAGCAGATGATGATGTATTTGCGATAGTAGACACTGATGCAGGTCAAACAAAAAAAATTACAGCAGCTAATGTAAAATCGTATGCAGGTTCAAGTACAGAAGCTATACAAGATATTGTTGGTGCTATGTTTAGCAGTAACACAGAAACAGATATTACTGCAACCTATGAAGATGGTGATGGCACAATAGATTTAGTTGTAAGCGTATCTGCTGCTAATTTACCAACAGCGATAGATGCTGCTAAACTCGGAGACGGTTCAGTATCTAATGCAGAGTTTCAAAGACTTGATGGTGTATCAAGTGATATACAAACACAGCTTGATGGCAAACAGGCATCACTGACATTTGGTATTGGTAACACAAATGTACCTCAGTTTACATCTGGTGTAGCTGATGATGATTTTTTAAGAATAGCAGGAACAAGTGTTGAAGGTCGTTCTGCATCAGAGGTCTTATCAGACATAGGCGGTCAAGCAGCTTTGACGTTTGGTATAAGCAATACCAATGCAGTAAAGATCGACAGCAGTTCTGTAGCTGACGATGAGTACGCAAGGTTCACAGCAAACGGTTTGGAGAGCAGAAGCACAGCAGAAGTATTGTCTGACATTGGTGGACAAGCCAGTTTAACATTTGGCATATCAAACACTAACGCTGTAAAAATAGATAGCAGCTCAGTTGCCGATGATGAATATGCAAGATTTACAGCTAATGGTCTTGAAAGTCGTAGCACCTCTGAGGTGTTAAGTGACATAGGCGGTCAGGCTGCATTAACTTTTGGCATCTCAAACACAAACATACCGATTTTTACAAGTGGTGTGGTTGATGATGATTTCCTAAGAGTAGCAGGTACATCTATTGAAGGTAGATCAGCTAGTGAAGTTCTTAGTGATATTGGTGGACAGGCAGCACTTACTTTTGGTATCAGCAATACTAACGCAGTTAAGATAGACAGTTCAAGTGTTGCAGATGACGAGTATGCTAGATTCACTGCAAACGGATTAGAAAGCAGGTCTACTGCTGAAGTTTTATCGGACATTGGTGGTATTACTGCTAGTTCTACAGACACATTAACAAACAAAACAATAGATGCTGATGGTACAGGTAATAGTATTACCAACATTGAAAACGCAAACATCAAAGCATCTGCTGCTATTGATGCTACAAAGATAGCAGATGGTTCAGTAACAAGTGCAGAGTTCCAACATTTAGGCTCTGTAACTTCGGATATTCAAACACAAATAGATGCCAAAGCTAGTAAAGGTCTGGCTGTAGCAATGGCAATCGCATTATAGGAGAAAACATGGCACAAGATTTTGAATCAAATGGAGCACAGATAACAAACTCTGCAACTACAATTTTTACGTCAAACAGTGACGATGCTGTTGTAGGTTTGAGACTTGCAAACATTTTAACTACTACTGTTACAGTAAGCATATTTGTTTCTGAAGGTGGTTCTACAACAAGATACCTTGTAAAAGATTTATCTATACCACCAGCAAGTTCAGTAGAGCTAGTGCAAGGTGGTGCTAAATTTGTTTTACAAAGTGGAGATATTTTAAAAGGACAAGCTGGTACAGCAGACAGTATTGATGTGTGGGTATCAGTGGTTGACTCAATCAGTACATAGGAGATAGCATGGCAACAATAACTTCAGTCGGAGGCGTTCAGTATATTGGTGATGCACCAGCAGGCGAAACAATACACGAACACGACACAGAAATTAATAAAGATCAAATTATTACAAGTGCAGTTTTTGCAGGTCCTATAACTTTTGCAGCAACTGTTACTGTTACTGGTACAGTTGTTGTTGTATGAACAATCCTTACGACAAAAATCAAGACATACACATAGATCGAGGTACAAGAAAACTTGTTGTAAGAAATACACAAGATACAACCAATATTCTTGAACAAAATAAGTGGTCACAAAACAATGTAGAACAAAAAGGAGATATGCAACGCATAGCTCAAATACCTTTGATTGCATTGAAAATTAAAACAAAAGAACGATTTGGACACTCTAATTGGTACAAAGTACACAAAGACGAACAAAAAAAGATTATTAAAGAAATGGTAAACAGTAATGAGTTTATGTTCTTTAGAACAGGAGATAAAAGATTATAATGGCATTAGATAGTTACACAAATTTAAAAACTGCAATAGCAAACTTTCTTGCTAGAGATGATCTTACATCAGAAATTGATGACTTTATTGATCTTACAGAAGCAGACCTCAATCGTAGATTACGTATAAGAGCTATGGAAAATGTTTCATCGTTTACTATTGACTCTGAAACAGAAGCGTTACCTACAGGTTTTTTACAAGTCAGAAGTTTTCACTTAGTACAAAACCCAAAGATTGCACTACAATTTATGACACCGTTTCACCAGTACGAAACAAAAGGTTCATCACAAACAGGAACACCAAAGGTCTATTCGATTGAAGGATCAAACTTTAGATTTAGTCCTTTGCCAGACACAAGCTATACTGCAAGTCTTGTTTTTTACAAAGCACTTGATTCACTTGACGGTAGCACAGCTACTAATTTTATTTTGACAAACCATCCAGATGTTTATTTGTACGGTGCATTATACTTTGCATCTACATTTATCAGAGGCATGGATCAAGGTTCTGTTGCACAGTTTAAAGCACAATACGAAGCTGCATTGAAACAAGTAGAAGAAGCAGACGAAAAAGATAAATACAACGGAACACCTTTAGTACAAAGGTCTGGAATAAACATAAACAATTTTGATAACGTAAAATAATGCAAGTACCTTTTGGAGAGTGGCTGCCTGATTTACCAGATCATTTAAATCCTGGTGCAACGCAAGCCAAGAATGTATATCCTGCTGTAAATAGTTACAGACCATTTAAAAGTATTACACAAGCAACAGCTAATGCTTTGGACAACAGAGCACAAGGTGCTGCATCTTTCACATCTGATACTGGTAATGTCAGTATCTTTGCAGGTGATTCTAGTAAACTTTATAGAATACTTGCAAACTCTGTAGTTGATGAAAGTGGTGGCACTACCTTTAATACTGCTGCTAATGGTTATTGGGATTTTGTAAAGTTTGGTGAAAGCGTAATCGCTTTTAATGGTGTAGACGCACCTCAAACATGGTCACTTGATACATCTACAGACTTTGCTGCACTTTCAGGTTCACCACCAACATTCAGACACGCAGCAGTTGTAAACAATTTTGTTGTTACAGGATTTCAACCAACAGCACAAAACAAAGTGCAATGGTCATCTTTTAACAGTGCAACATCTTGGACAGAGGGTGTTAATCAAGCTGACTCAGAAACATTGCCAGAGGGCGGTGTAGTAACTGGAGTTACAGGTGGACAGTTTGGTTTGATATTTCAAGAAAACAGAATTACCAGAATGGACTATAGAGGCGGTAATGTTATATTTTCTTTCAGACGTATTGAAGACAACATAGGTGCAGTGCAAGGTAAAACAGTTATCAAAGTAGGTAACCTTGTATATTTCCTATCAGAAGATGGTTTTAGAGTTACAGATGGCAACTCATCAAAACCAATCGGTAATGGTAAAGTAGATAGATTTTTTAAATCTGATCTTAGATTTGCACACAGAGAAAGAGTAAAAGCTGCTGTAGATTATGCGAACAAATTAGTTTGTTGGTCATATCCATCTACTGCAAGTGGTGTGACAGATAAAATTATTATCTACAACTATGAAACTCAAAGATGGTCTATTACAGAACTATCGCATGAGTTTATATTTAACTACATATCTCCAGGTTTTACTGTCGATGAGTTAGACAACTATCCATCAACAGGATCTAATAATTTAGACGCTATCAACGTACCACTAGATAGTGATATATTTGTAGGTGGGTTGAGGTCGTTTGGTGTATTTGACACCGATCATAAGTTTGGCACATTTGAGGGATCAAACCTTGAGTGTGAGATAGGCACTGGAGAGACAGAGATATTTCCGCAAAACAGGTCATTGGTAACACACGTTAGACCTATTGTGGACACAACATCAGCTACTGGATCTTTGACTACACGCAACAGAGTGGGTGATTCACAATCTACGACATCACCAGTTGCAACCATGCACGCTACAGGAACAATACCGTTTCATAAGAGTGCAAGATATTTTAAATTTAATATGCAAATACCAGCAGGCACAACTTGGAATGACGCACAAGGTATTGATATAGAAGCTACAAAAGAAGGATATAGATGACATTTTTAGAACAATTACAACAATCAGCAGGTTTACTATCTGAAAACATCGCAAACTCATCACCTTTTGGTAATTACACACCAATGCAAGCATCAGATTTTATAAACACACCATTTGGTCAGCCTATTGCACAAAATAGATTTGAAGGTAATCAATTTTTGATGCCTGATTTAAGTGGTTCTACTTACACACCAGGTAACTTTAATCTTGCACCAGGTGCAGGATTTAACTTTGGTAACATAGGTACATACAATCCAGGTGCATTTAATCAATTTTATCAAGCACCAATGACATCACCAGCTATGGCAAGAACAACCACAAGGACTGGTGGTGGAGATGGTAGAGAAAATCTAGATAGATTTTTACGTGGTGGATCTGCACCGCTAGGAGCAGTAGGAACTCAATTTATTGGAGATCAAGGTTTTAGAATTAACGCAGATGGAACTGTAACAAAACTTGATGAGGATTCTTTAGATTATAAATTTAGCAAATTCATGTCAGGATTATTAGGTAAGACACCAACTAATATTGCAAAAGACGTATTAGGTCTTTCTCCAACAAGTATTAGTGATGTTGCACAACAAGTAGGAGATCAGTTTGGTGATGAAGCAGGAGCTAATTTCTTTGCAGAAGCTGCAAAAGCTAGACCAAGTGGAGCTTTAACAGACGCTCAAGCAGCATTGGCAAGAAGAGAGGCGGCTGGTCGAAGTCAAACTGGAAGCAAACTTGGAGATAGAGCAGCAGCAGGTGCTGCTGGTAAAAAAGCAGGGAGACGTGGTATAGGTCAATATGGTGGTAGATAATGGCTAGTAAACAAAACCTTGAATATATTTACCAGTACATTGATAGCACTGAGGACTTTCAGCGTATTGTTGAAGACTTAGCAAACCAACTAATTACTTATCACAACACTGAAAACCAAGAGGTTGTTGCATGGTTTCTTGCATAAATTGCGATCATAATTGTCACTGCGGTGACAATGGTGTTTGTAAGGTTTGTAAATGTGCTAACTGCGAACATCCAAACGCACTAGATGAGTTTTGGAAAAGACTAGAAGACAACGCAGGAGCAATGATAAATTTAACGAAACATAAAGATTAATGGCACACACATATAAAAACAGCAAAGTAGATTTATCATCTACCAGTGATACAGTTTTATACACTGTACCTGCTGCTACAACGAGTATTGTAAAAAGTATCTTAGTATCAAACGATGATACAAGTAACGCTTGTCATATAACAGTTACACTTTTAAATACAAGCAATACAGTATTTAGTTTATTTAAAGAAAAAAACATAACTGCGAAAACAACTGAGGAATTACTGACACATCCGATGGTAATGACAACAGATGAAGAGTTGAAAGTACAAGCACAAAACGCTGACGATCTTCACGTAGTATGTAGTTATTTAGAGGTTACATGATTGGTGTTGTTCAGATACCTCAAGAAAATATAGAATCAGTTTGGGCTTTAGTAGATGATGCAATTACAAAAGCATTAGCATACTCTGGTCATCATTATAACACACAAGATGTATTAGATGCTTGTAAAAGCGGTGATAATCAGTTGTGGTTGGTTTGGGATGAAGAGACTGAACCAAAATTAAAAGGTGTTGTGGTTACTAAGATAATCATAAGACCTAACTCAAAGGTTGCAAACATATTTATTTGTACTGGAAAACAAAGAAAACTTTGGCAAGACAGATTGCACGATATTGAGAAATGGGCTAAAGATAACAAGTGTACGCACTTTGAAACTTATGCCAGACCTGGATGGTCTAAATTATTAAAACAAAAAGGGTATAAAATTACCCATTACTTACTAGAAAAGAAATTGGAGGAATAAGTATGTCAAGTGGCGGAAATGAAACTACCACTCAAACAACGCAGCCTTACGCACCTGCGGAACCTTTTTTAAAGGATATATTAGGCGAAGCACAGAATATTTACAGAAGTGGTGTAGGTAGACAGTTTTTTCCAAGCAGTACAGTAGTACCGTTTGCAGATCAGACACAACAAGCACTTAATTTACAGCAAGCAGCAGCATTAGAACAAATGCAACCTTCAACATTGCAAGGTCAAGCAGCAACAACTTTAGGTAATCTTGCTAGTGGTACTGCATCAAATCAATTCTTAGATCAAGTAAGACAAGGCATTACATCTGATGTTTTGAGTAATGTTCAAACACAATTCGGTGGCATGGGTAGAACTGGCACAAGTCCAGCAGCTCAACAAGCAGTTGCACGTGGAGTGACACAAGCCTATGCACCAATCGCTACAGGTTTACAACAGCAAGAAAGAGACAGACAGCTTAGAGCTGCACAAACTCTATCACCTTTACAAGAACAAATGGATCTTAGAAGAACATCTGCCATTGCATCACTCGGTGGTGTAGGTTCTGCATTTGAAGATTTAGCACGAAGACAATTACAAGATCAGATTGCAAGATTTCAGTTTGGTCAACAAGCACCGATACAAGCATTACAAAACTATGCAGGTTTGATTACACCTATTGCAAGTGGACTACCTGTAACAATCGCATCTCAGCCTGGTGTAAGTCCTTTACAAGGTGGATTTGGAGGAGCTGTAGCTGGTTCTGCGTTAGGTACGCCTGGAGCTATCGCTGGTGGTATTTTAGGCGGATTAGGATTTTTAAGTTAGGAGATTTATGCCACATAATTTTTTTCATAAAGCACAAGGGTTGTTACAAAACCCCATACAATCTTTTAGACAGGCTAGTCAGCCAGGTGGTTTGTTAGCTCCTGTTACGAGTTTAAATCAATTTCTAGGTGATCCAAGAGTTAATGTTGGTTTAGCTATAGCAGAAAACAGACCCATTACTGAAGCTCTGAAGCAATCAGCAGAAATACAAGAAGCACTTGCACCTGCTGAATTATCTGACAGAGAAATAAGATTAAATGATTATATGGAAACATTTGGAGTTGACAGAGCAACTGCAATTAAAATAGATAAAGGATTATTAGCACCGTCCACCAATGAAAAAGGTGAACCTATTTTAATTGATAAAGTTACAAATACATCAACGCCTGTGAATACAATAAGCAGTCAATTAAACGAATCTCTTGCTATTTCATCTAGCGGTGAAGATGTTGTTGCAAATAATGTTCCAAAATTTTTAGTTAATCCACCTGATGTAGTAGAAAAAGCGTATAGTTCAGGCACTAAAGATGATGCAATTACTTTAGCAGGAGCAACAGATATTGGAATACAAGCAGCAAATGAAATAGCACAAATAATTGCTAATGAACCTCAACTTGCTGGAATATTAGGTAGTATATCCAGAACAGGTAAAAGTTTATTAGGAACAATAAGTGATTTACAATCATCACCTGCTGTTCCAGATTTTGTAAACACTGAATTGTTAAGAACATTTGCAAACCCAAATATTAGCAGAATAGCGATTTTGGAGGAAAGAGTAATTAACGCTATGGCAGACACCGCAGCGAAAAAAGGAGGAAGAACTCCAACACAAGGTTTGCGTGATGAGCAAAGAGCAAAACTTAATCTTACAGGATTTACCGATTCTGCTTCTGTGGTTGAAAGATTAAAAGAAATAGCCAAAGAATTAAATATGGACTCTATGCAGTTACAAACAATAAAGGGTGGTTTTGATCCAACCCAATTTGGAAACAAGGTTAAAGATTACAGTTTAGACCCTGCGTACAATATTTTGTTTGAAACAAAACAAAAAGATAACATAATTAATTTAGGTGATGAAGAATTTCAAAAACTTTTAAAACAATGACAACAACATTTAATTTACCAGATGGAAGAAGTATTACTTTTCCGACAGAAGATAAGTCTTTAGCAGAAAAAGCACTAAAAAATTATTTGAAAAATGAGGACACAGATAATTTAAAAGAGAACACAACTGTTAGTAATATTATAAGTGACGATAAAGAAAAAAATGAATTTATAGCTGATGAGGTTAAAAATAAATCAATACAAGCAGCCATAAAAGACTCATTTAATAATCGTGCTACATTTCAGGCGATTGGTGGTGCAGTTGGGGTAGTGCCTTCTATGATTGCTGGTGCAACTGTTGGTTCTGTTGTGCCTGGTATTGGAAATATTGTAGGAGGAATAACAGGTGGTATTCTGGGTGGACTAGCTGGTGGTCAAGTTTATGATGTAGCTCAAGGTCTTTTAACTGGAGAAACCCAAAGTGTGCCTGAGCAATACAAACAACTCGCAAAAGATGTAAAAAATGAAGTCATGTTTAACGTTGGTGGTGCATCAGTGCCTGGATTAGGTCCAGCTTTTAACAGATTGTTAGGTGGGGCAACTGAATCTGCAAAGAAAATATATGAAGCAGGAGTAAGAACAGGTGTTCAACAAGATTTAGTAACTGCAAGTGACAGTGCATTAGTGCAAGGATATAACAGAGCTTTAGGTGTTTTTCCTTTAACTGGTGGACCTATTAGAAGTGCAGCACAAAGAAGAGCATCTTCCATAAATCAGTTGGCAAATGACACACTTAATGCTTTTGGTCCTAACGCATCAATGGTAGATTTAGGGGTCGAAATGACTAGAGCTGCAAAAGAAAGTTATGCAGCTTTTAGAAGAACATCTGCGTCACTTTATGATGATTTTGTAAAAAGCACAGAAAATTTGTCAAACCCTAATATTTTTAAATTAACCAATGCCAAAGAAGCGGTAAAACTCATTGAAAATTCTATAAAAAGTCCAGTAGCAAGTCCTAGAAGTGATAAAGTATTAGAATTTTTGCAAGAGATTAAAAATATAAATGGTAAAATATCACCTGAACAGTACAGGTCATTGCAATCTGATATTAATTTTTTAATAAGACAAGGAAACGTGCAAGGAACTGATGTAAGAAGATTAATTAAAGTAAAAAAAGGTCTAGAAAAAGATTTTAGTATGCCTTTTGTTGAGTCTGATAATCTTTTAGGTCTTTTGGAAGAAAAACAAATTGCAGATGAAATATTAAAAGCTCATGCAGTAGCAAATAAATTTTATGCTGAAGGTATGTATAAATTTTCAAGCCCTGTTGCAAGAAAATTCAAAAGAGTTGATAAAAATATTTTTAGTGCTGGAGTAGAAGTACCTGGTAGTATTAACCCAGATGAACTTGCAAAAGGTGTATTTAGGGTTGGATCTCCTGAATCTTTGACACAGTTAAAAGAGTTGGTAGGTAAAGATTCTTTTCAGAAAGCAGTACGTAATCACTTTCAAGATGCTTTTCAAACAGCAACAACAACCACTGCTGAAGGTTTAAATTTTAATATTAAAACGCTTATGAAATCAGTTGGATTAGAGGGTACTAAAAGAGAAAATCTAGAAGGTCTTAAAGTAATGCTGAAAGACTCAGACGTTTCATTTGAACAATTTTCTGATTTTATAACTGTAGCACAAGCTCACGCTGACACTTATGTACCAAGTGCATCACAATTTTTACAAAGAAGATTGACATTAGGTGGTGCTAGAAGTGTTGCTGCGGTAGCAGGTGTAGGTGCAGCAGGTGTTGGTTTAACAACAGCACCGATAACTGCCATAGGCTTGTTGTTCGCATCTCGACAAGGTTCTAAATTAATTACAAATCCTAAAAATTTAGAATTAGCAAATACTATGCTTGATTTTAAAAGTCCAAGAATGGCTAAATGGCAAGCAGCAATGAGAAGTCTTACATTAATGATAAGTGATAAAGATGTAAGTGAAGAAGACAAAAAAGGTTTAGAAGCTGCTTTAGAAGAGATAAAAACACTGAAACCAAACAGAAGAAACTAAGAGGTACATATGGCAGGAACAGGCGTAGGTAAATACAGCACAACCGCAGGTAACAACACTGACACGCAAACTGTAAACTTTTCTGAAGGTATGGCTCCTTCTAATGTAAACAATGCAGCTCGTGAGACTATGGCTAATATCCGTAGTATGTATAACCAGATCGGTGAAGGCTTCTATGAGTTTGGTGATGGTGATGGCACTTACACAGTAGCACGATCAGACTCTGATACCATAACTATTACAGCTACAAGCACAGACCTAACAGCTACATACTATGCAGGTAGAGCTATTCGTATAACAGATAGTGCTGGTAACGTAACAGAAGGTACGATTGTATCTTCAGCATTTTCAAACCCAACCAATACTATCAATGTCTCACAGACTATTGCAGGTACTGGCACACCTTTGAAAATAGAACTAGGCATACAAGGTTCATCATCTGAGTTAGTTGTTGATGGAGACAACGATACTAAGATACAAGTAGAAGAAGGTTCTGATGATGACACAATAAGATTTGATACTGGTGGCACAGAGAGACTACAAGTCTCATCAGCAGGGGCGTTTGCCTTGCAAAGTGCTGGCGGTTCATTTATACATTCAAACACAATATCTAACACATTTACTTTGACCAGTCAGAATATGTTTATGGTCGGTCCAGTAAGTGTAACAGGAGTTATTACAGTAGGCTCTAATTCTACTGTTGTCGTAATATAAGGAGAAACAAATGGCAGGAATACAAATAGACGGAGTTAATAA